AACAAAGATAAATAACGTACAGTTGGCGCGTTTAGCAGAGTCCAACAAGGTCTTGCCAGAGGCCATTAACATTACTGGCTCCGCGGAATCTTTAGTAACATCTGTTAATGATTCCGACGTATTCATTCTCCAGCAAGCTGGAGCGCTCGCAAAACACGTCTCAGGTTCAGTACTTAAAAGTTATTTTGCAGGTGGTGGTGTTGATGTAACTGCATCTGCGGTTAATGAAAATTACAGATTGACGTTTGTTGATCACCAAGATACGTCACAAATCGGCCTTGCGGTGGATAGTGACCTTCTTTATAATCCAAGTACCAATACTTTGACAGCGACGAAGCTTTCGTCCACAAACGTTGACGGTATTCTTGGTGCAAATAGTGCTGCTGCAGCAACAGTGACTACATTATCTGCAACAGGTGATGTTGATCTTGGTAACGCAACATCCGATACCATCACAGCTACAGCTCGTTTTGATTCGGATCTTGTACCAAGCACAGACTCAGCAAGAGACCTGGGTACATCTGCACTTCAGTGGGCAGAGGCACACATTGATGCAGGTTATATCGATGCAATTACTGTAACAGGTACTTCTACATTGACGACGGTTGATATCAACGGTGGTAACATTGATGGCACAGCCATCGGTGCAGCTTCCCACTCAACTGGTAAGTTTACAACTGTTGACGCTACGACCGACTTCACTATTGATGGGTTGGTCATAACTGCAGACACTATCACAAATGATGCAGCTTTGGAAGTTGCGTCAACCGGACTGACGCTCAATGCGTCTTTAGATATAGCATTGTCCGCTGATGGCGGCAACGTCACGATGGATGATGGTACAACCACAGTCTTTGATTTTAATGTTGACGATCCGGCACTTAAAATAATGGATGATGCGCAAGTGACAAATTATTTGTCCTTGGCTGTTGGTGCTAACGGAGCTACAACGATAGAGACAGTTGATGCTGACGCCGCTGCAGCAAATCTACAGATTACTGCAGATGGTACTGTTGATATTGACTCTGCAGGTCTTATGACACTGGATTCTGGTGGAGCAATCAACCTTGAGCCAGCTGCTGGTTCTGCCATCTTGCTTGATGGTACAATCAGTGTTGATGCGGGTGTCGTTACTGGTGCCACTTCAATAACTTCAACAGCGTTTGTTGGTGCTATTGACGGCGCCCTTGGTGGTAATACACCAGCCGCCGCCACAGTAACAACACTGTCAGCGACAGGAGACGTCGACTTGGGTGATGCAACCGGTGATACAATCACGGCGACCGGTCGTTTTGACTCGGACCTTGTTCCAAGCACAGACTCAGCAAGAGACCTGGGTACATCTGCACTTCAGTGGGCAGAGGCACACATCGATACAGGTAATATTGATACTGTTGTTGCAACTGCTATTACTGCTTCTGCAATTAGAGTTACAGAACTTGATGTTGTTACAATCAACTCAATTAACCAGACCGAAGCAACTCTGGAAATCGAAGATAAACTCATTGTTTCGGCAGTCAGCGCATCTTCTGCGAATGCAGATGGCGGTGGTTTACGAATTGGTGGAGCTGACAACCAAGCAGCAGGACACGCTTCTGTGCTTTGGAATCACGCCAGTTCTTCAATGCATCTCAATGTCGGTGGCGAAGTTCAGATACAAATAAAAGACGGCGCTCTTCTTCCAGGAAAAGATGACAACGTTGATATAGGATCTGCAACGGATACACTGCAGTTTAAGGACCTTTATCTTGACGGAACAGCAAACGCTGATGCCTTGGCTTTGAATTCGGGCGCAACGGTTACTGCTATTCTTGACGAAGACGCCATGGGATCGGATAGTGCTACAGCGTTGGCTACACAGCAGTCAATCAAGGCTTATGTTGATGCAAACGGTGGAAACTTCTACCTAGAAGATGATGATGGTACAGAGGTTCAAATTACCAATAGCAAAGAAATGAAGTTTATTGGTTCTGGTATCACTACTAACTGGACAGATACATCCGATGGTAGTGATGGTGATCCTTATGACTTGACCTTCACAGTAGATGCTGCACAGACTGGCATTACATCTATCTTGAACAGCAGTTTGAAGCTTGGATATGGCGCATCTGATGCATATATTCTTTTTTCAACTGATAATGAAATAAACTTTGCTATCGATAACACTACTCAGGTAGTGGTTGATGATGGTACTTTTCACCCTGAAACAGATAGTGATGTAGATTTGGGTACAACCGCTAAGCGATTCAAAACCGGTTACATAGACGATATTACTGTAACAAACCACGTTACAGCATCGTCCTTGATATCAACTGGCGACGTACACGTCGGCGCTAACGGTCACCTTGAGACAACCGACGGTGGTAATGACCACTCCATCTTCCCAACAATGACTGGCCCAGGCCAGACATTGACACTTGGTGGTGGTTCTGCTATCAGTACAGCAGGTAGCTTTTCCGCTGCAGCTGCAACAGTAACAAGCTTGAGCGTTTCTGATGGTAACATCACAAATGTTGGAGACATAAATGCTGATAGCATTAGTGTTGACGGCGCCGCAACGGGCTTGAATATTGATGGCTCCGGTGCAGACACCACAAAGTTCAAGGTAACCATGGCAGATAACTTGGCAGACGCTCTCAATATTAATGAGGGTGGAAACTCTTATCTTAAATTCGTTACTACGAATGGTTCTGAGCAGGTTGTGTTTGGTAAGAACTCCACTTTTGCAAGCACCACAATTGCTGACCTCGGTACTGTAACAACTGCAGACATCAACGGTGGTACAATTGATGGCGTAACATTAGGTTCAACAAATACAATTAATGTTACAGCAATCGACCTTGATGGTGCAACAGCACTTGGTGGAGCAAGCATGGCTCAGGCTGACTTGTTACTCATCGACGATGGTGCCGGCGGTACCATGAAGTCTGTTACTTTCTCGAACTTTGAGGATTCAATTTTCGGAAATGTTTCAGGTGACGCAACAGTCGCAGCAGGTGGTGCTTTAACAATCGCCGCCACCGCGGTCGAAGGAAGTATGCTTAATAACAATATCGTTAGTGGTCTTGATGATATCAATGCTGCTATCGCAGCAACTGACGAGATGATCATCAGCGATGCTGGTACAATCAAGAGAACAGACGTTTCACGTCTTGGTACCTTCTTGGGCGGCGGCGACGGCCTTCAGGTCACATCTGGTGTGTTGAGTATTACTCCTGTAGAAGACATTTGTTCATCAGCATCAAAGAATAGTATCCTTTCAAATGACTTGGTTACAGCTTCTTTAACGCAGGATATGGTATCTGGTTCACTTCAAGTATTCTTGAATGGTATGCTACAGACACCTTCTGGCTCGGTTCAGGGTGGCTCTGATCACACCGCAATCTACGACTATTTGTTGATTACTTCTTCGCATGACGGTGAGGCCTTCGCAGGTAAGCCTAAGGTTTGGTTTGCACAGGCTATTGATAGCGACGACGTCATTCAGCTCCGTTACATCAAGAAATAATTATTCCTACCAACTTTCCTACCCAAGCCCGGTTTTCACCGGGCTTTTCTTTTTCTTGTTGCCGTTGCAGGATAGAAAAACTATTTAATAAGTAAAATAACATTTACTTTAAGTTCCTCAAGGAGATAGCAACATGGCAGCTAGAAAATTTAAGTTCGTTTCACCCGGAGTTTTTCTAAAAGAGATTGATAACTCACAATTACCCAAATTACCTGGAAATATAGGCCCAGTAATAATCGGAAGGACCAGAAAGGGTCCAGCGTTAAATCCAGTAAAGGTAAATTCATACGCAGAATTTGTAGAAATGTTCGGAGAGACAGTCCCCGGAAACCAAGGCGATGATGTGTGGAGAGAGGGGAACGGTCTTTTGTCCCCGGCTTACGCTCATTACGCAGCAAAAGCATATTTCGCCGCAGACATTGATTCTCCGGTAACAGTCATAAGACTCTTAGGAGCTTCAGGTGATAATGCAACCTCAGCCGCCGGCGCACAAGCAGGATGGGCAGTAGACAAAGCCTGGGCCCTTATAACTTACCCTTCGGGCTCATCTACCGCTAATGACCATACAGTTTCAGCGGTATTTTATACGCCTGCAACGGGTACCATGGTGCGATTAGCAGGTCAAGGCGAAGGCGCCGATTTTACAAAAGACTCACCAGCTGATTTTGGAACTTCAGTGCTGACAGATACCAACGGAGATTTCAAGATTATAATCTCAAGCACAGATAGAGACACCAAGGAAGTCCCGGTAAACTTTCGCAAGGGAAGCAAAAATTACATTAGAAGCGCTTTGAATACTAACCCTGTATTAACAAACACTAGTGTATCTTATATAACATCTGGTACGTTGGCGGACAAGTACTGGCTCGGAGAAACATTTGAGGAAAGTTTAAACTCAGCTTCCGATGCCAAGAAGTGTGGATATATGGTTCAGTTGCAAGCAGAAACAACTGACTTCGAGGATTATACTCACGATGCATCTGCGGGAAGAACAGGTTGGGTATTCAGTCAACATGAAGGTACCGCCAAAGACTATACTGCCGAAGATATGCCTTTGCTATTCAGGCTGATCGCGTTGGCTGAAGGTGAAGAGCCTTCAAAGAATTTAATAGTATCAATCGAAGATATAAGAGTTCCGCAAACCGGAGACACTGATCCATATGGTTCATTCTCGGTTGTTATTAAAAAGGTTTTTGGAACAAAGCTAGAAGTAGTGGAATCTTTTGTCGGTTGTAATTTGAACCCTAATTCTCAAAATTATGTTGCGAGGCAAATCGGAGACCAATTCTTCCAGTGGTCTTCTGCAGAAAAGAGAAATAAGGTTTACGGAAACTATCCAAACAATTCAAAGTATATCAGAATCGACATGGACTCAAATGTCGACATGGGTGCTGTGTCACCCTCTAAGGTACCTTTCGGATTTTATGGACCGGTCATACCAAAAAGAATAGAAAAAACTGTTAGTAGCGGTGTTATCAACGAGATAGGCGGCGCCAGCACTTTTATTGAAGAAAGTACTCGATTCAAAGCTGCGAATGTAGCAGACGCAGGTACTGTAACAATCCGTTGGCCAAGTCTAAAGACAACAGTTAGTGCCTCCGTAAGAGGAACAGACAGCTTTGGAGCGGCAGTTTATAAATTGTCAGGAGATAATCTCACCAGCGAATTAGACACAGGCATGATAGATTACATTAGGAAGATGCCTGCAGGCTTAGCGAAGCAACAAACTGATGGTATTTCCGACGGCTCGACAACTGAATATGCGTTCACATTCAGTTTAGATGAAATCCGTTTAGAGGGGTCAAATTTAACTGATACTTCACTTGCGAATGTAACATCTTCAGTTTTCGTTAGTGGTTCTAGAGCTTGTCAGTCATCAACAGCAACAATTCTTGTGAAAACAACAAATCCAGCGCAACTTAGAGATATGAAATTCACACTAGTGGATACTGCAGGGGTTAGTAAAGAATATCAAACCCATGATGCTCTTCATGATGATTACGAAACAGGCGAGGTTAGTTCTAACGGCGCTTCAATTCTTGCAGACATTAAAGGTTTAAGCTCTCAAGGCACGATTGCAGCACAAATTAAGGCCGCTATAGAATCAACCCTGGGCCACAATGGTTCAATTACTTGTGCACTTAGTACGACATCAGCAACAAATGACACAATTACAATTACTCAACTAGCTAAAGGCACCGGCGGCAACACAACTATAAGTGCCGTAACAAATGGTAACGCAACACATCTTACAATTAATGGCGCCATTACACAAACCGCTTTTGCTGGGGGCGTCGGAAACGCAGAGGGAACCTCATATACTGCTGATAATCCAACAAACGGGGTCTCAAACTTGTTAGAGCTAGGTTTCGATAAGTTCCAGATGCCTCTCGTCGGCGGATTTGACGGAGTAGATGTCACAGAGCCGGATCCATTTGCGAATAGGTTAACATCTGGCAAGACAACTGCCAACTCGTATGCCTTCGCATCAATAGATCGAGCGATAGAGCTTGTTAAGGACCCCGAGTTGATCGAGCAGAACCTAGTTGTTATGCCGGGTATCACCACGGATGCACTGACCACAAAGCTGGTAGAGAAGTGTGAATCTAGAGCAGATTGTTTAGCAATAATTGATTTGCCTGACGTATATTTGCCGGCACATGAAAAGAAGTGCAAAGTGTTTTCTGACAGAATCGGTACAACGCCTTCAAAGGCTGCAAAAGCAATAAAAGCTAGGCAGCTAAACTCTTCTTATGGTGCGACATACTACCCATGGGTAAAGATCAAGGACACTGATTCATCAAGAGATATATGGGTTCCACCTTCAGTAGTTGCTTTGGGTGTCATGGCCTATACAGAGCAAAGAGACGAGGTTTGGTTCGCTCCTGCAGGTTTCAACCGCGGTGGCTTGAACGAAGGGAATGCTGGTGTACCGGTATTGCAAGTTTCTGAGCAGCTTTTATCCAAGCAAAGAGACACACTTTACGAGTCTAGTGTTAATCCAATCGCTTCATTTGTAACTGAAGGTTTGGTTATATTTGGTCAGAAGACACTTCAAACAACACCTTCAGCACTGGATAGGATTAACGTAAGAAGATTGCTCATCTTCGTCAAAAAAGAGATTTCAAGAATCGCAAGCGGTTTACTGTTCGACCAGAACGTACCAGCTACTTGGAACAGATTCCTTGGTCAGGTTAACCCTTTCTTGCAAAGTGTTAAGACAAGACTTGGACTCTCTGATTATAAGGTTATCTTAGATAATAGCACTACAACACCAGACTTGGTGGATAGAAATATTATGTATGCGAAGATCTTCTTGAAGCCAGCTAGAGCAATTGAGTTTATTGCAGTTGATTTTGTTATAACAAATACAGGCGCTTCTTTTGATGATTAAGTTAAAAAAGTGTTTGGAATCATATATAGTTATAGGAGATAATAAATAATGAGTTTTTGGAACCAAGCAAGCATAGAGCCAAAGAGAGCGTTTAGATGGCTACTTTACATCTCTGGTATGCCGCAGTTTATAGTAAAGAATGTAAAGAAGCCAAGTTTTCAGGTAGCAACAACGAACCATGATTTTATAAATTACAAGTTCTACTACCCTGGTCGAGTGACCTGGCAGCCAATCACGGTCACAATTGTTGACCCTGTGCAGCCTGACTCTACAGCTAGTTTGGTTAAGATTCTAGAAAGTGCTGGCTACGTTTTGCCTGATGAATATACTTCGCAAGCAAACGAGCCAAGAACAATCTCCAAGCAAGCGTTCGTAGATGCTCTCGGTGGACAGATACAGCTTGTACAGTTTGGTGCAAACACAGGCGCTCAACAAGAAAACGTTTTGGAAAAGTGGTCTATCAATAATCCTTTCATTACGAGTGTTGATTTTGGGAGCCTAGACTACAGCCAAGATGAGTTGGTAAATATTTCAATAACCTTCCAGTATGATTGGGCTAATCTTGAATTGCCTGAGACAACTCCTGGTAAGATTTGGACTCTTAACCCAACAGCAGCGACAATTGAATAAAAGAAAAGAGGTATAAATGTCAAGAAATTCAAGGAGAACGAAAGTTCGGCAGGTTAACAAGCCTGCACCGCAACCTACTCCTCCTTCTCACCTGAACGACAAATCAAATCCATTTGGTATAAGTTTTGTTGTACCTACTCACACAGTAGAGTTACCCTCTCGTGGAAACTATTATCCACAAGGGTCTACTATGGCGGGAAGAGAGAAAGTAGAAATAAAACAAATGACGGCAAAACAAGAAGAGATTCTATCGAATGCTGATTATTTGACTGATGGCACCATGTTAGATAGACTGGTGTCAAGTATATTAACAGATAACACTATCAATGTAGAAGAGATGTTCTCCGGAGATAAGAATGCTATTATTGTAGAAGCCAGAAGAACTTCCTATGGAAGCGAGTATAGTGTAACACAAACCTGTGAAAATTGCAAAAACAACGAAGTTTTTATATTTGATCTTTCAAAGGTCTCAATAGAAGATCAGGAAATCGAAGGAGTTACTTATTCAGAAGAAACAAACTTGTTTTCTTTTAAACTTCCTTCAACCGGTCTAGACGTCAGCATCAAAATGCTATCTTCTGCAGACCAAAGATTTTTAAATGAACAGAACGATAAAGCAAAGAAGTTAAATATTGAAAATTCAGAAACTTTAAATTTTCTTAGAAGATGTGTTGTCAGTGTAAGCAACATAGAAGACAAACAACTTTTAAATGATTTGTTTTCAGTATTGCCGGTTTTGGATATCCGGAAGATAAAGAAAGTTTCCAACAGTATTGTTCCAACTTTGAACACTAAACAAGAAGTAACATGTGGTGGCTGTGGTCATGTCACCGAAAGCGAGGTGCCCTTCTCGTTGGGCTTCTTTTGGCCTGACATCTGAGTATGTGAAGGAGGTCACATACCAGGAAATATTCTTTCTCCAACATCACGGACGCTTCACGTTTACAGAAGCTTATAACCTACCTATCGGACTTCGAAAGTGGTTTGTGTCGAAAAACATAGACTTAATCGAAGAGAGAAATAACAAATCTTAAAAAACATCCTTAGCTGCATATTTACTAAGAGGTATTGTAAATGAACTGGGAAGAAATCGCAAAGCTGGTCAAACAGGCCGAGAAAGAAAAAGACCCTGTGAAGCAGAAGGGTCTGTTCGAAAAGGTAAAAGCCGGCATTGAATCACTTAAAGAAAAAGCCACCTCCGCGGGCTTCAAGTCTTTCGGCGGCGCCTTCGATATTTTCAAAGAAGCTTCTGATGTATACAAGGCTGAAAGAGAATCAATCAAGAATACCGGATTGTTGCTCGAAGAGCTGTCTGGACCCGGTGGTTTATTTTCAAAATTTTCACAAATTGGTGAAGAAGGCGTAGGTCTCTTTGGTAGAATAGACGAGGGTGTAAAAGGTGCAGACCAGCTAGCTAAAAACATGAAAGGCCTCTTTGCTGTCTTTGATAATGTTGAGTCGCTATCTAAAACTGCCACTGTTCTTAATGAGCTTGGAGTTTCATTCGGTACTTTGGGCGATGTTTTAGACTCAGCAGTTTTAGGCTTTGGGATGTCAGGTGAAGCTGCAGAGAAACTTACAAGATCCATAGCTGGGATTGGCGAAGCAACAGGTGTGGGTATGCAAACAGCCATGGAAAACTTTTCAGCAGCCCAGAAAAGCATGGCTTATGACTCAAATACTTTAATGGAAAATTTCAAAAGCTTACAACTCACAGCTGGACAAACGGGTGTAAGCTTCAATAAGTTGACATCTGCTTTTGGTGAATCGATGGATGAGTTCGGTGGATCTGCACGGAAGGCCGGCTCTTTGAATGCGATATTAGGAAGATCCGTCTTTAATTCAATCGACTTACTTGGCAAGACGGAAGCACAAAGAGTAGAGACAATCGTGAAAGGTATCAAGGAAAGCGTAGATGTTAAAGCACTGGGTAGAAACAAGTTCCAACTAAAAGCAGTAGCGGATGGCCTGGGTTTAACTCCAGACGAAACAAGAAGATTGTTGTCAGGTCAAATGTCCGTGGATGAAGCTCTTGCTGGTAAAGAATCGGCTGATCCAAGAATCAGAGCCAATGCAAAGATGGCGGATCTTCTTGAAAAAAGAACAAACCCAGCCCTCGCACAATTTGAGTACACAATTAGAAGAACTCGCAAAGCCATGGACAATGTAGCAGCAAGTGCAAACAAGGTCCAACGAGATTTGATCAGGAACCTGGCTGATTCTCTTGTTAGAACTGGCCAATTTAAAGATATTTTACCGTCCACGCGCCCAGCTGAAGTGGCAAAGACTCTGGACAACATGATGAATCAGATGTCTCTTGAGCAAGTCGAGAAGATCATCGCCAAGACCAATATTGGGCTCACCACAAAAAAGATAAAAGAAGGTGGACTGTTCGATGCCGAGTTTCTCAGAAAGGAAGGCGGTGAAGCATTTAAAAGATTTTTCATAGCTGTCAAAGAAGAGGCTGCTACAGCAGCCCAAACACCCGGAGGCACCACCGACGAAGCAACAGTTGCCAAATTTGGAAATATGAATTTTTCTCAAGAAACCTTGGACGCCACCAGAGGCGCATTGCGCAAAGAAAACGTCGACGAGCTTCTTGACGCACTTTCGAAAGGGGCAAAACAGTTCGAGGAAATCATGGACAAAATAGCGATTGGGTTGAAGTTAAAAAGAAAGTAAAAGGAGGATAATTTATGGCATCATTTCATGACATAGCAAAAGGTAGCGATCATTTAGTTAAGTTTTTGCACGTTGCAACGGAAACTAGGGTAGAATTCCCTGCCTTTATAAAAGAGTATTCAGATTCTTTTTCCGTATCTTGGGGGACCGAACAGATCTTTGGTCGAATGGATCCCATAAAACCCTATAGAGGCACAACAAGAAGAATCTCTATAGCTTTTGATGTTCTGGCACCAACGTTAGAAAAGGCAAAAGAAAACATGAACAACTACAGCACGCTTGTTAAAATGATGTATCCCGTTTATGGGGAACCACTCCAGGGAGGAGAGAAAGGACTGGGAAGAACCTTGAAGGCGCCACCATTATTGAGAATACAGTTTCTAAACTTAGTAAAGAATTACTCAGATGAGTCCATGGAAGAAGGTTTGCTTGGCTGCATTGGCGGTTTTAGTTTTAGGCCCAATAGGGACTCGGGATTTTTTACCCTTGATAACGAATTGTTGCCAAAGAATTTTAGCATATCTTTCACTTTTGAGCCTCAGCACGAATCACCATTAGGGTTTAGAGGAAAGAACTTCATAAATCCATCTTTTCCTTATGGTAGACCAACAGGAGAGCCTATCGATACAGATAAGGTAGACTCAGGTACAGCCCAAGTGCAAATTAAAAGAGAAAATGATATACTCGGAGGTCAAGAATGATAGATAGAAACGAAAGAAGAGAAATCCTGATCAACGATCACCCTTTCTATAAGAAAAAGCTAAAGAATAGAGGCTTAAAATTTTTCAGGCATTACTCAAAGATGAAATTGTCTGAAATTTCTCAAGAAGATATGAAGGATCTAACTATTTTGGATCATGTTTATGCCACAGGAGATTCTTTGAGTAAAATAGCATACAAGCACTACGGTGACACTAGGTATTGGTGGGTGTTAGCAGCCTTTAACCAGAAGCCAATTGACAATTTAATAAAAACAGGAGATATTATACATGTACCTCTTCCTTTGAATGAGATAATGTATTTATTAACCAGAGATGAGTGACGAAAAATCAATTTCATTTAATGAACAAGGATATTTAATCTGGGATCACTTTATAAAAGGTGCCGGAAGAAAACAAGGAAGCAAGCTGGGTCAGGGTAAGTCATCCAACAGTGGAATAACCTGTCACAAAGTTACAGGCAACTATACCAATGTAGATTTCGTCTCTAAAGTAATAAAAAAAGAAAATATTGATGTTTATAGAAATCTTATGGATCTGGAGACAAGAAAGTTGTCTTCGCTTGTTCCTGAAGTGAAGCTTTTCAAGATAAAAGATAAAAGATATATTCCTTTTTACTTTCCAGTCGCCGCAGAAAATGCTACTATAACATCTTTGCTTCAACCAGGCGCCTCCGTCGGAGGAGTTGGCATTAAAAGTTTTTCTTATCAATTTATAGGTAAAGATTTTTTTACAAGAGACAAGCAGATAGAGTGCTCGTTAGAGCTTTTCGTTGATTCAATAGAGAACGTGTTTAAAACTCCACCACCAGGCTTCGCGACACTAGCAGAATTGTTCACAATTTCTAGATCTGAGAGTGTGTCCTTGAGAGGTTCTATGTCGAAAGAAGTTTCAAGTGAGCAAGTAAACAAGCCCAGTTCACATGAAATTGGAGCATTTATAGGATACTCTGCACCAAACACAGAAGACCTTTTAACACAATCTGAGAGAAGAGCAATAGAAAATACTTCGATATCTTTGAGGATGACATATATAAACCACAATCTTAATGTGGCTCAAGACGGCACGGCCACAATCAAGGTAGATTACATTGGTAGGTTGTCCGGTATTCTGGATGATCCAATGTACAACATTATATCAACACCAGAAGAAATCCTTGCACTCGCAGATATACAGAAAGAGGTAGATGAAGCTAAACGAAGCGCAAAAGTAAATGATGTAAAACGAAAAGAGACTGAAGAGAAGATAAAAAGTATCATAAAAAAGAAAGCGAGTGAAAATTTTATTTCTGTCATGGAAATCTTGAGAAGAGAAAAGAAATTGCACGAAGAACCAATCAGGCTCATCGACTCGAAATTGTATAATCAATATGTTGGTAGACAAGAAGATCCGACTCTTGGTGTACTCATTAAGAATCCTTCGGGAGAGGGGTCACCTACAAATGCATACGACACCGCGAAACTATCCGCACCCGGGTCTGTTATTAGTACTGATCTTGTTACAAACTATGTGTACATGGGAGATTTTATTCAAGCGGTGATTTTCAGCACAAAAGAATCCTTAGAGAGAGCAAAAAAAGATTTAGAGAAACAGCGCCAATCTGGAGCGCTCGGAGCAAACAAGGTAGATGCAAAACTCAAACCCATTCAAAATTCTTTAGATAATTTAGAAAGTTTCAAAGTCCTATTTGGAAAGGTCGCGATCGTTACAGGAGAGACATCAGCGATTCAGGTCAACCTAGCGGATATTCCGGTTTCCGTAAAGACTATTTCAGACTTTGTGTTTAAGAATATTGAACAGAAGTTTTCCTCAAGAAAAACTTTAAAATCATTCTTAGAAGAAGTTGTAGGTCAACTATATCCAATGGCCACAACTAGACACCTTTATAAAGATGCTAAGACCTTGCCTTCAAACATTTCAGTAAAAGCAGTCGGCATTACAGGCGAGCGTACCGCAGTACTTAGCGCTGGAAACTCTGAAGTCTCTATATCTAAGTTGCCCAACTTCTTAAAAAACTTTAATCAAAGAAGAAGAAAGAAGGACGATATTGATTATATGATAATATATTCTGAGGTTTCTTCAAACAGAAACTCTGGCCTCGCGGGAGACGTAAAGAAAGATGCGGAAAAGGGTGTGTATCACTTTAACCTATCAAAAGATAGAGGAATGGTAAAGAGTATCAACTTCAGCTTAAACAATGTAAGATTTAGAAAAGAAGCTTTAATGCTGGAATCTGTTGATTTATACGACGAACTAAAGATGCCTTATAACGCTTCCATAGAAATGGTGGGCAACAACTTGTTCCTACCAGGATCCATGATATATATTAACCCATCCAGCATCGGCTTCGGTGACCCTAGAAACAAGCGATCAGCAGCCGCCAGGCTCGGCCTCGGCGGATATTATATTGTTATCTCTGTCAACACTGCATTCACCGCAGGTCAGATGGTCACAAAGTTAGATACTCAACACCATTCTTGGGCAGACGATGATTCCAGACTATCAACAACAGAGATGCTTCAAGAGACAGGAATCTATCAGACGGCCGTCAGAAATGTGGAAACAGGCAACACAACTAATCTTAAGGAGCTTTACAAGTAATGTCTTTCTTATATAAAGATGGAAAATACAGTACGACTCGCGACAGCTTTGTGGGAAGAAAAGCTTACAAAGAAAATGCTAAGTTAGACCAGGTTCAAGTTCTGGATACATGGTATCAGTATCCAAGTTATGGACTTCTTAACAAAGATTTCGAACCCGTTATATTGAATACTGACGAAACAGGTGCTAACTTAAACATTTTTGGACAATATGCTGGAGAAGACCTGCGCGCAGCCCCCTTTGTCGCAGAGGCTTTTGACGACTTTAGAACTTATTATGTTAACACCACATTGGAGAAAAACGTTGACTTTCCTTTATTTATAGATCAGGTCATACCAAAGGTTGCTTACTTGTCTTTCGATGAGCAATATCAAAATTATGTAGCATCAAATATGAACACTTTTGCTTCTTTGGTTTTGGAGAAAATTTCGTCAATTGATCAATTTAATGAAGAATTGTCTAAAATCATACAAGGAAATATACTTAAATTTCCAATAACTAAGTCCGGTTTCTTGCTCTCCCAACAATGTCCAATAAATGTTTCAGGTCTCTGTGTCGAGCTAGCGATTTTGGACTTTAATTCAGATACAGAAAAAGCGAAACTATTTGACACAAAGGAATTTCAGTGTTATGCTGAGGTTGCAAATGTTTACGGTTTCTATGTTGACAAGAACGCGCCATGGAGATTGATAGCTAATTTGCAGAGCCCCATAATGAAAGAATACATAGACAGGTACAGAAGAGGCACAGACACTGACATAATTTTAGATAAAATGTTTAGAAGTAAAACACAGTACGAGGATATTTCTAGTGTTTACTATTTCCATGCAGCTGTATTCAATGAGATGTTAGATATTTTAGAATTGCAGGCATCGTATTCAATTTCGGAAGAAGATTTAATATCATCGACGTTGAGATGTAGAATGTTAGAAACAGGTGTCCCTATGGATCAGTTTGAAAAAAACAGAAATAATGTTTTAGATTTACACAACATATATGCTTCTAGGCATCCTTTTGATCCGCTGAAACAAGCATCCGGAAAGATCGGAAAGATTTGTTCTGAAAAATTGAAAGAAATTTATCTTGCAAAATCAAATATAAACAGTTATAATGAGACAACATTAAAGGAATATAGTGATTTTACAGACCCTAGATATCAAAGATAACTGCACCGGTATTTTCCATAATGATGAATTTTTGCTCGACGGCTTTCAAGAGCTGTTAGATCAATACTCTTTAGCCTGGAAACATTCCCCAATGTTGGATGACGAAAAGTACAAGTATTTGTATTTGCTTATAAAAGAGGAAGATCTTTCTTCGTACTGCCATGACCCGGAGCTTTTCATTACATATCGGAAAAAACTAGAAGCCCACCAAAAGGCAGCAGTTTCTGCAAAAGTTAGTTTGCAAGACACCTGTTTTTTTGATTTGCTACCTGAACATCAATTATTGAAGTGGTTCAGAGTTCGAGCTGGAGCCATGGACAATTTGCAAAAAACAGTACCCTTTCAAGAAGATTATGACATCTTACATAAGGCACATGTACTAACAACGACTATTGCTAGACAGGATATTAACTTCGAGGGTAAAGCAGGTAGAGTTTTGTATAACATTTTCGGGTCGGCAACAGGAAGACTAACAACTCGAAGAGGCTCAGTCCCAGTTTTGACCTTAAAGAGAGAACAGAGAGAATTGATTAAGCCTCAGAACGATGTATTCGTTGAGCTAGATTTAAACGCTGCAGAAGTAAGAACGTTGATAGCTCTTTCAGGCCGAGAGCAGCCACAGGGCGACATTCACGAGTGGGTTGTGAAGAATGTGTTTGATGGAGAGAAAGAGCGCACAAAAGCGAAGGTAGAGTTGTTTGCCTGGCTGTATAATCCTTCGAGTTCGAAAAGTCAATTTGACCAAATTTTTTCGCGGACAATTTTTCGAGATTTTTTTGCCCCTGAAGACCAAGTGCTTACAACGCCATTTGGACGAAGACTTGCCGTAGATGAAAGAAAAGCACAAAATTACTTGCTTCAATCAACAACATCCGATATAGTTATACAAAACGCGTACAAGATTATGAAGATGCTTAAAGGTAAAAAGTCTAAAATAGCGTTCACATTACACGATTCGATTATTGTTGACATGGACAAAAAAGATGCTATAATGTTAAGAGATATAAAAGAGCAGTTTGAGGAAACACCTTGGGGTCCTTTTAGAAGTACGTGTAAAATCGGTAAAACATTTGGTGATTTAAAGGATTTGGTGATTTGAAAACAATATTGGGCATAGGTACAGCAGGCAGCAACGTTGTAAGGCAACTTGGCGAACACAAGGTGTATAAACCATACACAATTTGTACCAAAAATCAAAAAACAACAAAATACCACTTCAACCTACCCGAACTCGACGGTCCCGAGGAATACGAGTCGATGGATATGACAAAGCTAGAGAAGTGGCTGTGCACAATCGAAAAAAATTGCACCGTATTTCTATGCGGAGCATCCAATTCGTCGGGCATCACCCTACGAGCGCTCCACTTTCTACACCAAAGAGGTGTAAAAATGGACATTGTGTATTTTACGCCCGAGATCGAGGTTCTTTCTGAGGAGAAAACTTTATGCGAAAGGGCTGTGAAGGGCGTTTTGCAAAATTATGCTCGAAGTGGCCTATTTGAAAAAATTTGTCTCGTATCCAACCTCCGGTTGGAGCAAATCGCGGGATCGACGAATGTGTTTGATTATTATGATCAAATAAACCGTGTATTTACAAGTACTTACTATATGATGGATGTGTTTAAAAATACAGAACCGGTTACTTCCACCTTTAAAAGACCAAATGCTCCTTGTAGGATAACCACTATTGGCCTGGGATCATTAGAGAATGACGATTTAACGTTTTTTCCTTTCAATCAAGAGGTGGAAGTGGTATACTATTATGGTATCAATGAAGAAAAGTTAAAAACAGAAGAAAACTTGTTCAGAACAATAACAAACACAGTAAAATCAAAAATTACAGAAGAGAGAAAAGTGAGCTTTGGGATTTTTCCAACACAATATGAAGATGACTACATTTACGTGGAATACTTTTCTCCAAAAATTCAAAAATAAATATTGACACAGATTAGAAAATAAGATATTATAAGAATATAAACTAAAAGGAACAAAATGAACAGAGAACAATACGAAGACCTCAAGGTTACGATACAAAATTTTGATCAAACTTACGTGTTTGATGTAGATCCTTCGCTAGTGTATGAGGATACAGCAACTTCACAAATTAGGCAAAAAGGAGCAGTCATCAAGAAGGTTCCTGCTATGGTTGCGGATATCGAGGCAAATGGGCAAGAAATTCCCGCAGACGTAAGAGTGATGCCTGATGGAACTTTTGAGCTTAAAGATGGAATAACCAGATGGCTTTCCCAGAAGAAAATTCCAGGCGGAAAGCTCAAAGTGTCTGTATATCATGACACAATATTTACAAATGAAGACGAGTGGACATTTCATCAAATTGAAGCAAATGAACACGAAACTGCAACATCGAATTCAAAAAAAGACATCGCTTTTCAGGTCGAAAAGCTTTGGACATCAGGCGCTCTAGAAAGAAGACTAGGGTATCGATATATAGGAAATGAAGCTCGCTTTATGAGAGAGGCACCTACGCTTTTAAAGAGTCAAACTTATAAGAGAGCTTCTGTTACCAAGAAATCACTTGAAAATTATTTAAAAAAGTGTGTCAACAGTTCATCAAAGGTAAAGAGTAGGTATCACAATTATACAAAAGGCCCCAACGGGACTTGTTGGGAGACGTTTAGTCAACTAAACACTTTGGGGTGGTCTGGAAATAAAGCAAATGATATTTGTAACAATATTGCAATATACGGAATGTATGACGCCGGCGAGGCAAAGGATATAGCTGGGTATGTCTGGATAAAAGCATCCAAGAATCCAAATGCGAAATATTATCTTTTAGCGTGGGTTGGCAACTTGTCCAACAAAAACAATACAGGCATCAAAAAAGAAAGACAAAGGATTTTTGATGCTTATAAAACAGAAATGCAAAATCATCCAAAGTTTAAAGTTCCTATGTTTGATGGTATCTTTTTCTTGCCACAAATTAAGACAGGCAAAGACAAGGAGATTCTACAAAAACTTTACTCGCCCCAAGAATTAAACTTGACATAAATAACAAAACATAGTATTATAAGAATATGAGTTGGTCAGGATATTTGCTGACCTGCTATAGCCGAGAGTGTGCAAAAAAACAACATACCATAAGGAGGTAATAATAATGGCACTTAATTTAGACGCAATGAAAGCGAAGTTAGATAAACTTAATGGAAAGGGTGAAGGAAAGAAGAATTTCTGGCGCCCAGAAGACGGAGAAAGCAATATTCGTATTGTTTCCACTCCAGATGGTGATCCTTTCAAGGAGAAGTTCTTCCACTATGGAATCGGTGGACAGTCTTTTCTTTGCCCGAAGCGAAACTTCGGAGATGATTGCCCAGCATGCAATTTTGCAAACAAGTTGTGGAACGAGGGTACAGAAGAGAGCAAGCGACAAGCAAAGGAAATGTTCGCAAAGCAGAGGTTCTTTTCACCGGTTCTTGTTCGAGGAGAAGAAGCTGAAGGTATCAGAGTCTGGGGCTATGGTAAGATGGCTTATGAAAAGTTGCTTACAATTGTTCTCGACCCTGATTACGGAGACATTACAGACCCCGAGACTGGCAACGATCTTAAGTTGATGTACGGCAAGCTACCCGGAGCTAGCTTTCCTCGTACTGACATTCGACCTAGGCCACGAAAGACCACCCTTTGTGACGAAGCTGTTGGTGGTGATGAAAGATGTGCGGAACTTTTGGAGACAATTCCGAACTTTGACGAAATTTTCGAGAGAAAGACAACAGAAGAGGTGCAATCAATCATGGATCAACACCTTTCTGGGGAGTCTGGAAACGCCGAACTTGAAAAGTTCGGAAACAACACTAATACTACAACTACTGATGCAGTTGAAGATGCATTCAACGATTTGTTGAACCAGTAGGATATAATATGCCTAAAATATCAAAACTCAAAAAAGGTGCATTAGATATTGCCTCAATTCGAGGCATTATCAACAAGAAAGCTGGTAGGGAAGTGGCACATTCACTTCAGGATAATAATCCAACAGAGGTGAATGAATGGATCCCTACTGGCTCCCGATGGCTTGACGCCATCATCTGCAAAGGCAGACATGCAGGGATTCCTGTGGGTAAGATCTCAGAAATCGCTGGCCTCCCAGGTACTGGCAAGTCATTCTTGGCTGCTCAGATTGCTGGGAACGCTCAAAAGATGGGTATCGATGTGGTGTACTTTGATTCAGAGTCTGCTATCGATCCTTCCTTTATGGAGCGCGCCGGCTGTGATTTGGACAGGTTGATGTATGTTCAGGCAGCATCTGTTGAGTTTGTCCTGGAAACCATCGAAGAATTGCTAGCTACTGGTAACAAATGGCTTTTCATTTGGGACTCCCTGGCCCTTACTCCGTCGATTTCTGATGTTGAAGGAGACTTCAATCCTCAGTCTTCTATGGCAGTAAAGCCGAGAATCCTGGCCAAGGGAATGTCTAAACTAACCATTCCTATCGCTGATGCGAACGCTACCTTTCTAGTTCTCAATCAATTGAAGACTAACTTGGGAGCAAGAACACCAGCCCAGGCCATGACAGAACCATATACGACCCCAGGGGGAAAGGCCATGATTTATGCTTATTCCCTTCGTGTGTGGCTCACCGCAAGAAAAGCTAAAGCTAGTTTCATCGTAGATGACAATGGTTTCCGCATCGGATCTGAAGTGAAGGTAAAGCTAGAAAAGTCTCGTTTCGGGACCCACGGCCGTACCTGTAACTTCAAGATCCTGTGGGGTGATGACGCCGTTGGTGTCCAAGACGAAGAAAGTTGGTTCGATGCAATCCAGATCTCTGAAAGACTTGAACAGTCTGGTGCATGGTTTACGCTAATCCACAATGATGGGTCTAAGGAAAAGTTCCAGCGCAAGCAATGGGTAACCAAACTTGAGAGTGAAAAATTCAGAGAAAGTGTCTTGACTATTATTGAAGAAGATGTTATTATGAAGTTCAAGAATAGAGAAGGCAAAGCAGACGACTTCTATGACGCGGACGATGTCCCGCCGACAGAATAGTCACCCACACAAGCCCGGCTCTTCGCCGGGCTTTTTTTATGGAGAATATAAATGAAGAGAATGATGATAGTGGATGCGTATAACCAGTTTATCCGCGGATATATAGTAGACCCTAGCAAAAACCCAAACGGCTCTCCCATCGGCGGTATGAGGACGTTTATCAATATCCTGAACAAGCTTACAAGAGAGATTAAACCAGATCTCATGGTTTTGGTTTGGGATGGCAAAGGCGGCAGCAAAAAGCGTCGAGCAATGAACAAAAACTACAAAGGCGGCCGCAAGCCTCCAAGGACAAACTGGTCACAAGTAGGAATGGATGAAGAAGACGTCCTAGACAACAAAGTATGGCAACAAATGAGAGTCATTCAATATCTAAATCAGACACCTGTCATCCAGTTCATGGAGAATCTAGTAGAGGCTGATGATGTCATTTCATATGTAAAGAGCAGCTCCGCTTTCACAGAATGGCAAAAAGTTATTGTGTCTGCCGACAAGGATTTTATTCAATTACTTGACGACAAGACAATTTTACACAGACCTATTCAGAAGGAATATTTGAATAAGAACTCTATAGTCGAAAAGTTTAAGATCCATCCGACAAACTTTGCACTGGCTAGAGCTATTGTGGGAGACTCCTCGGATAATCTCCCGGGAGTCCCTCGCGTTGGTTTAGAAACTGTAGCAAAAAGATTTCCTTTTCTAAAAGAGGAAGAGACGCACTACTTAAGTAGTATCCTAGAAGAATGTACCCGGCCAGAGAACAAACAAAAAGTTTACACAAATATTTTAGAATCAAAGGAGTTAATCGAAAACAATTATGATATTATGCAATTATCTTCGCCCATGCTATCAATTCAAGCCAAACAAGGGATTGACGATACGTTTGAGCAATATAAGCCCCACTACAATCAAACGGAAATGAGAAAACTTATGCTTCAGGATGGTGTGTTGACTGTCACTACAACAGACTTGGAACAAAGATTTAATAACATTATCACTTCCTTTTCACAATAAAATCTGGTATAGTATAACAAATACTAAGGAACAAGAATGGAACAAGTAAATAACTTCTCAAAGTTTGGCAAATCATTTCAAGAAGATTTGTGTCATCTGATTTTGAACGACCGAATATTTGCAGATCAGATGTTTGAAGTTTTAGATACAAGCTTTCTAGAATTAAAGCACTTAAGAGTATTTACTAGGAAAGTAAAGGAATATAGAGAAAAGTATGGAGTCCACCCCACATCTAATATCATGCATTCCATCATTCGAACAGGTTTGGATGATGAACCAGAATCAGTCAAGGTACGAATCCGCGAGTACTATGCGAGAGTTCTTGCAAATGGAGAAGTCCCCGACGGTGCAGACTTTATTAAAGATACGGCTCTGGATTTTTGCAAAAAACAAAAACTCAAAGAAGCTCTGATTAAATCAGTTGAGCTTATTAAATCTTCTTCTTTTGATGAAGTTTCAAAAGTTATAGACAACGCCCTTAAATTGGGATCGGACAATACACTAGGTTATGATTATCTTGCAGACTTTGAAGCGCGTTTTGTTAAGAGACACCGCAACCCTATTAGTACGGGCTGGCACGACATCGATGACATTTCTAAGGGAGGTCTTGGGAAAGGGGAGCTTGGTGTTGTTGTTGCTCCTACTGGTGCTGGCAAATCAATGGTACTTGTACATCTCGGGGCAGCGGCACTCAAGGCCGGGAAAAATGTATTACACTACACATTGGAACTTGCTGATACTGTTGTTGCTGGCCGTTACGACGCTGCTATTACTGGCGTTGAATTAAGGAACCTAACAGTATTTAAAGAAAAAATATATGACGAGATTAGAGAAATAAACGGAAAACTTATTGTTAAAGAATATCCAACTAGAAGCGCTAGTATCCAAACAATCAAAAATCACGTTGAGAAGCTAAAAAGGCGAGATTTTGTCCCAGACATGATCATCGTAGACTACGGAGACCTAATCCGACCAGAAAATAGCAGAAAAGATGAGAAAAGGCATCAACTGGAAACTATTTACGAAGAGCTTAGAGGAATAGCTCAAATTTGTGAATGTCCACTCTGGACTGCATCGCAAACTAACAGATCTGGGTTGAACGCAGAAGTGATCACAATGGAGTCAATCTCCGAGGCGTTCAACAAATGTTTTGTAGCAGATTTCATCTTCACGGTGTCGAGAACCGTGGAGGATAAAAACACCAATCAGGGACGCATTTTTGTAGCAAAAAACAGGAATGGTCCAGATGGACTGGTGTATCCACTATTCATGGACACGAGCAATGTGAAGATTAAAGTCCTGCCAAAAACAGGCGAAACCGCGAATGATATTATCCAAAAATCTTCTGCAGAAAGGTTAGCAAACCTGAAAGAGAAGTACAAGATTTTTAAGAAAGAAGGAGGAAATAAATAATGGAACTATCAAATCAAATCTTATCAGAAATTACAGTACACATGAAGTACGCGAGGTACCTAGAAAAAGAAAAGAGAAGAGAGACTTGGGAGGAGCTTGTTACGAGAAATATGAACATGCATCTCAAGAAGTTTCCAGAACTTGAACTTCAAATTAGAAAAGCCTATAAGATGGTTTATGATAAGAAGGTTTTACCATCCATGCGATCGATGCAGTTTGGTGGCAAACCAATTGAGGTAGCTCCAAATAGAATTTTTAACTGCGCTTTTATGCCTGCCGATGACTGGCGCTGTTTTAGTGAAGCTATGTTTCTTCTTCTTGGAGGAACAGGAGTCGGGTACTCTGTGCAAAAGCATCATGTGGAGAAGTTACCAGAGATCAGATGCCCAAACATGAAGAGAACACGACGCTTTCTTGTCAATGATTCCATTGAAGGTTGGGCTGATGCTGTTCAGGCATTAGTTAAATCTTATTTTTACGGAGGGTCCAGACTCCGATTTGATTATTCAGATATTCGCCCGAAGGGCGCCGCGCTCATTACTTCTGGAGGTAAGGCCCCAGGACCTCAGCCCCTGCGCGAGTGCTTAGTAAAGCTAGAGGGAATGCTCTCACAGAAGGACAATGGAGATAAGCTAACGCCAATCGAAGTGCACGATATGATTTGTCATATAGCAGACGCTGTGCTGGCAGGTGGCATTCGCCGCGCCGCTCTCATTTCTTTATTCTCAGCCGATGATGAAGATATGATTGCTGCAAAAACAGGTAACTGGTGGGAGACCAATCCACATCGAGGTAGAGCAAACAACTCGGTTGTCCTACTCCGACACAAGATTGATAGAGAATACTTTATGAATCTCTGGGAAAGAGTGAAGGCATCTGGAGCTGGAGAGCCTGGTTTTTATTTTTCAAATGATAAAGACTGGGGGACTAACCCTTGTTGTGAGATTGGTTTAAGACCTTATCAGTTTTGTAATTTAACTGAAGTTAACGTGTCTAACGTGGATTCGCAAGAAGATCTCAATGACAGAGTTAAGGCAGCAGCGTTCATTGGAACTTTGCAAGCTAGTTACACAGATTTTCACTATCTTCGTGACATTTGGCGCAGAACAACTGAAAAAGATGCTCTCATTGGTGTCTCGATGACTGGTATCGCCTCAGGCGCAGTTTTGGAACTTGATATGAAAGAGGCAGCAAACTGTGTTAAACAGGAGAATACCAGAGCAGCCGAACTTCTAGGCATCCGACCTGCAGCGAGAACCACCTGTGTCAAACCCGCGGGCACAACCTCTTTGACCTTAGGGACTTCTTCCGGCATCCACGCCTGGCACAATGACTATTACATCCGCCGCGTCCGTGTAGGTAAGAACGAGCCGATTTACAGTTACTTAGCCCAAAACCATCCAGAACTTATTGAGGATGAATACTTTAGTCCTCATACCACCGCGGTGATTTCTATACCGCAAAAGGCACCAGAAGGGTCTATTTTGAGGACGGAATCAGCATTGCAATTACTTAGGAGAGTAAAACATGTTACTGATGAATGGGTCAAACCCGGCTTCCGTAAAGGCCAGAACACACACAATATTTCTGCAACTATCTCTATAAAAGATGCAGAGTGGGTAGACGTCGGTGACTGGATGTGGGAAAACAGAAACAGCTATAATGGTTTATCGGTTCTTCCATTTTCTGATCACACCTACAAGCAAGCTCCATTTGAAGATTGTTCTAAAGAAACATATGAAGTCTTAATTGATTCTTTGAAAAGTATTGATCTAACTCAGATTAACGAAGAAGAGGATAATACAGACCTTAAAGGCGAAGTTGCATGCGCCGGCGGAGCATGCGAAGTAAAATTTGTTTAAAAACTATTGACAAACCTGTTAAAATATACTATTATTGTAATACAACTCAACAAGAAAGGATAAATTATGAGTTCTAACGACGATAAATTACTAACGAAAGAGGAGCACCTCGCAAACTATATTAAGACATTTGTTGCTATCGAGGATGCTATGGAGCCATTCAAGGAGCAGCGAAAAGACCTTCGGGAGTCCTATAACGAGAATGGTTGGCTCTCCAAGGAAGAAATGAGATTGGCTGTAAAGGCCTACAGATTATATAAGTCCGAGACTGACATGGAGATCTTAACAGACTATGTAAACAAGTGTCAGCGCTCAGTTGGGAGGATCAATGGTCTCTAAAATAGAAATGTTGAAACCTGTTAACAGGCACCTTTTGATTGTTCCACATGTTCAAAAGAACGAAACAAATTCTGGAGTTTTACTACCAGAAGATTACAAACCAGAAGAAAATCAGTATATTGAAGCGTCAGTTATTGATATTGCTTCAGACTGTAGTAAACAGTTTAGCCATTTGAAATATAACAATATTGACAACAACAAGATTGTTGTAGATAGATCTATGATTCAAGAAGTTACGTTAAAAGAAAAAACCCACTATATGATTCTGGAGAACTATGTAGTGGGTGTCTATAGGAGGCCCAGTGAGAATTGATCTCTTTGGTGACAAAGTAGGTGCGGTTGAGTACATTTCACATATGGGTTCGGATTTGTCGGTTGTTAATGCTGCAAGAGTCTCGTTCGGCTCAGAGAAGGAAGAAGTAGATGAAAAAGATATTAAACTTATTAACTACCTTATGGCCCACAATCACTCATCGCCATTTGAACATTGCACTATCACATTTCGTTTTACCGTTCCTTTGTTTATTAGGAGCCAGCATCACAGGCATCGCACTTGGGCTTATAATGAGATATCTCGCAGGTATACTTCTGTAGACATTCAGTTTTATGAACCTAGTGAGTTCCGGACACAACACAAGTCGAATAGGCAAGCAAGCACAGAAAACCTGATAGATCCGATATTGGAATCAAACAGGGACGGCTCACCTACTTTGTCGTCAGCGTCCAGCCAAATTAGGGCTCACCACAAGGAGAGCATGAGATTGTTTGAAGCACTACTGGAGTCAGGAGTCTGCAGAGAACAAGCGAGAGGTGTTCTACCTCAAAATCTTTACACTCAATATTATGGCACCGTTAATTTGCATAATTTGCTAAAGTTTATCTCACTTAGGTCTCATGAAGGGGCCCAATGGGAGATACAACAAGTTGCCGAATCGTGTCTGGAGATAGCAGAAGAACTATTCCCCCACTCAGTTCAGGCATTTATACAAAAGAAAATGGAGAAGTAATGGCGTTCTTGTTGTCTCTCTGCTTGTTGTCGAATCAGCATATGGATCTAACAGATTATCAACACAGTAATCTATGTAAGTATGAAGATCACATTAGAACAGAAGCAGAAAAAAACGGCATTAAACCAGCACTTTTAGCAGCACTTATATATGTTGAGAGTGGTTTTTATAGGAACGTAGTCAGTGAAGCAAACGCTTGTGGTCTAACACAGGTTATTCCAAAGTGGACAGGGGGCCCAGAAACCAGAGGTGTTAAGTACACTTGCAAACAACTAAAAAACCCCACAACCTCGATAAGGGTCGGCGCGCAAATACTCTCCTACAACATCAAGGTCTATGCCAAGGGCAATGTGGACAAAGGGCTGTGCTTCTACAACGCAGGCACAAAATGTATTACAAGAAAAGGATTTTACAAAAGGTTAGGTTATGTTAAAAAAGTTAAGCGTATATACAGTTTGCTTTCTGACGATTGTTAGTTGCAACGACGAAACTACAACTAGGTATGGTAGCGTAGACAGTTCTCAGCGAACTGTGAGTGTTGATCTTGTTTCACCAGACATTCAAGTCGTAGAGATACCTGATATTACAGTTGATACGTGGGTAAATCCATGCGAAAATATCCCTAATACACATGTTAGGTTTTGTGATTGTAACCCAAGTTGTTGTCAACAACAGACCTGGTACTGTCCACCAACTGGGACAGAAATACAAGCAAAGTATGCAGTGTTGGATATTTGCGACGAGACCTTGACCCCCTGCGACAGAAATAGGGATCCCACTTGTCCGCCTGCAGAAATAATTGAAGAGACAGATTGTCAGCATGCTTTTGACTGTCCTCCTGGGATAAATGAGGACTTCACAATGTATTATGATTGTGAAGTGGATGGGAATCAGGGCCGTCAAGAAGTAAAGTGCGATAAGGGAAGATTGTATTACGGTGAGTGCATCACTTGTTTTGAAGAAGAGGAGATCTGCGATTTCCAAGACAATGACTGTGATGGAGACATAGATGAAGGGCAAAGAAATGCATGCGATGGATGCGGGACAGTACCAGAGGATATTTGTGACGGCCTCGACAATGACTGTGATGGAACTAGTGACGAACAACTCATTAGAGAGTGTACTACGATATGCAATTCTGGATTGGAGATCTGCGCAGCAGGTAATTGGGTAGGGTGTACGGCACAGAGACCAGAGGACGAGCAGTGCGACGGCGAAGACAACGACTGCGACGACCTAGTGGATGAAGGACTAAATTGTCAGTGCCCCCCATCGATGGTCGGCGCTTTGATACCCTGTATGGAGCCACCTCTTCTTTGTGGTTTAGGGTTTAAGACATGTGAGTGTGTAGACGAAGAGTGTGCAGTAACGCAAATGACTGAGTGTTTTGCTGCATGCCACTGGGTACCAGAACTTGCACAAACGGGTCAATGTGATCAGCTGATGGGGCTTGCTACAGACCCAGAGATATGTAATAACTTTGACGAAGATTGTGACTTGCTCATCGACGAACGTCTGACTAGAGAGTGTTACACAGGACCAGAGGGTACATTAAATGTCGGCGTGTGCATACCAGGAACTCAGGTTTGTAACAATGGTCAGTGGTACGGTAGACGTGAAACGGGCAACTATACGGTCGGTATTTGCTCAGGTGAAATTCTACCATCTGAAGAGATCTGCGACGGCGCCGACAACGACTGTGATGGCATTGTAGACTTTGGAGAAGAGATTCCAGAGACGGACATCTTGTTCTTGATAGACTGGTCAGGATCTATGGAGAATTATATTAACGCAGTCAGGATGGCCATGAACCGATTTGCCCAAACCTTTGAAGCAGAGGATAAATTAAAGTGGGGACTCATCGTCGGACCAAGACTTTTGCCAAACGAACTAGACAATTACGGGAGAATGAAGGAGGGTTTGATACTACAATCTGACATCGCTAGTTTTGAAGATTTCCTAACAGCGTTTGCAAATGTTGGACAGTTTGATAATCAAACTGGAAACGAGATGTTTAAAGATGCATTACTCTTGGCAGTTAGGAGTATATCAGGGAACGTTGATTACGATTTTAATACTGCGATTTGGTCTAACAGAACAGGGTCAGTCCCAGCGCTTCAGGATTTCAAAATTAATTGGCGCCCAAATGCAGACCGCATCATTGTACTTTTCACGGACGAGCATGATCAAACATATCTGGTACCGACGGTCTCTGACAGGGTTTTATTGCAAGCGCTTGTAACAACACCCAGCTTGAAGACTTACATATTTGCAGATGGATTTTTTCCTTGGGAAGATTATGCAATAGAGACAGGTGGAAGGATGTTTGATCTTTCTTCAAACCAAGAGCAAATGTACAGTGATTTGATGTCTATATTGGATGAAATATGCTTAGGCCCTCAACCTGAACAGGGAACAATGAATAGAACACCAGCCGGCTTCTTCCCAGCGTCTTTGCGTACCAGATATGACTATAGATTAGGCATATGTTATTGACTGGGGTTGTGATAGGCTCCACCGTGGAAGCCGCATATTACGCCCTAGTAAACGAATATCACTTCACAACTACTCGGAAGACACCCCCAATGTTTTACGAGCGCTTAGACGTTTCTTTGTTTGGAAAAACAAGTACAGCTGAGGCTTGGACGAAACTAAACATAATGTTGGGTTTGTTGTCGAAGAGATTACCAACCAAACCAAACACGAGTATTAGAATTTCAGATCAACAAATCAGAATTACATCAGATAACGTCACTTTTAAATATAATTTTGATAAGTTGTTTGTTTTCGACCCATCAGGAATTCAATTAGATAACGAGATAAAACAGGTAAAAGAAAAAACGTTTATTGTCTTGGATGATTTTGAGTTGTCAGTCCTCGGGCCTAAAAGATATTCTTTGCCACCTATAACAGGCTCTCAAGGGGTGTGTAGAGAATTGCATTTTTATTCATCTGACAGGGTCGACGGAGCGGACTATATCACAGATTGTGTTGTCGAGTCAGAGCTAACGATGGATCAGTTAAAGTCATTTGATTATTCAGATTCAATGATCAGGTTCTTAGTTAAAAGGCACTTGACATCAATAAATGTAAATGGTAGACTTATGAAGCACTACAAAAATGGTAATCCAAAATATCGTAAACCCAACGTAGTACATGTTAAAAGATTATTGCAAGAAAAGGATAATAACATATACAAAGATACAAAACACGTAAAGTTTATGAATCCGTCACTGGGGGAAATAATTGAACAAAGCACCAAAAGGTAGAAACCTAGCAGGTATCATACCGTTGACCGGGTGGCACAAATCGTTCGATTTCCCATGGCCAGATTATTTGCAGCCTTTGAGAGAGGGATTTTTGGCAGTTGAAAGGTCTGTTTATGAGTGTGCATATGCTGGCTGCGATAGTATTTGGATTGTATGCGGAGACGATGTTGCACCTCTTGTTAAGAGCCGTCTGGGAGACTATGTAATGTCTCCTCGATATTTTGAGGAAAAAAACTTTGTCAAGAGCAGAGAGTATCATGAAAAGTGGATTCCGATATTTTACACTCCCATGACACAAAAGGATATCGACAGAAGAGATAGTCTTGGCTGGTCCGCATTACATGGAGCGCTCATGGCATTTCAAATATCGGACAAGATGAGTAGGTGGGTGTTGCCTACCAAATATTATGTATCCTTTCCGTATGGAATATATAATCCGTCTATAGTGAGAGATTACAGGGATATGATTAGAGGTTCAGAATCTTTTTTCTTATCGAGACAGGATAAGACAGTCAGAGATAACCTCTATTTAGGATTCACTTTCTTTCCAGATGACTGGCCCAAATTCAAGCATCATATAAAAGACCAGTGCTCTGGAGGCACCCGGGCGATACCGGCTGCAGAAAGATGGTCAAGTAAGAACTTTACACTTGACAAAATATTCGATATTGATGTAATATCAATAGATAACAAGGTTGATGTATTTGAGTACTATAGTTTAGATACATGGGATGAATTACAAACATACTACGCCTCAGATATGAAGATACCTAGACCAACAAGAAAATTTATGAAACCATATTATCACAGGAGAATGATAGAAGATGAAGAATATTGAAGAAACTTATGACATTATGCCATCTATTGTTAAGAAACACGCCGGCATGCCAGACAATTATAAAGACTTGACAACTGACCAGGAAAGGTTTATAATAGAGATGTTCCAAATTGATAGAGAAGCAATAAAAACAACGTTATTAGAAACAGTAGAAGAAATGAAAGAATTAGTGAATGACATCTAAGAAAAACAACAATATCCCATTCGTAGGTTTACATGCCCATTCAGTTGCGGGATCCCCATTTGACGCCCTAGGGTACCCGCCAGAGCACATGGACTTTGCCTATGAGAATGGTATGGATGCCCTTGCACTTACGGACCATGGCAATATGAATGGTCTAGCTTGGCAGGTTCTGCATGCCAAGAAAATGAAAAAGGCCGCCAAAGAGTTTAAGCCTATTTTTGGTTGTGAAGCATACTTTATTCCATCAGTTGCAAAGTGGAAAGAGGAGTATGAAGAAATCAAAGCAGCCTCGAAGAAGAAGTCTGATTATGAGGCCGGCAATTCGGGCACCACTGTGGAGGATGAAGGCGCATCCAAAAAGCGTATAAAATCCGTCCTAAACAGAAGAAGGCACCTTATCTTGCTGGCTATGAACCAGACGGGTTTGCAAAACATTTTCAAGATGATCTCAAGGTCTTATAGTGGGGATAATTTTTACCGATATCCACGCGTTGATTACGCACTTCTTAAGAAACACAATGAGGGCGTAATCGCAGCCTCAGCATGCTTGGGTGGCGTTTACGCTGGCAACTATTGGGAAAACAGAGAAACAGGCCCAGACGCCGTTCTTGGCGCTATGAGAGAAACCACAGCAAAGATGCAGTCGATCTTTGGCGACCGCTGGTATGGAGAGCTTCAATGGAACAACATACCAGAACAGCATGAACTTAATCAATACATTATTCAGATGCACCAGGAATTCGGTATTGACCTGATTTCAACCGCTGACTCTCATTATTATAATGCGGATGTTTGGAAGGATCGAGAACTATATAAGAGACTAGGATGGCTAGGAAAGGGTAAGCCTGATTATTTATCAGACGAACTGCCCGTTTCAGTTGAGGAGATTGGTTATGAACTTTACCCCAAGAATGGTGAGCAGATGTTTGAGTCTTATAAAAAATACTCAAAGGAGTGTGGGGTAGAATATGATGAAAGCCTGGTCCTCAATTCAATTACGAAAACGCACCAGATTGCGCATGAACGTATTGAGACGTTCTTGCCCGACAATACCGTTCGCCTCCCGGACTTCGTTGTCCCCGAGGGTTCAACTGCTGGCCAAACCCTGGCTGCCCTTTGTGTTGAGGGTCTTCGCACCCTTGGGCTCCACGAAAACCAAGAATATGTGGCGCGCCTCAAGCATGAGGTCAATGTTATTGAAGATCGCGGGTTTTCGAAGTATTTTCTAACTATGAAATCTATTGCAGACGTCGCCGCCGATCGACAACTTGTGGGAGCAGGTCGAGGTTCTGCAGCAGGATCCCTCGTTGCATACGTTTTGAACATTACTCAGGTTGATCCCATCAAGTACGGCCTTCAGTTTGAGAGATTCTTAACCAAGGGCGGATCGGGTTACCCAGATATTGACTATGATGTATCAGACCCAATGGTCCTCAAGGAAGTCCTAATTGACCAGTGGGGTGATAACTCTGTGGTTCCTATTACCAACTGGAACACGCTTCAGTTGCGCTCACTCATCAAGGACATCTCTAAGTTCTACGGTATCGAGTTCACGGAAGTAAACAACGTAACAAGTAAGATGGTCTACGAGGCAACACCTCGGGCCAAGGCGAAGCATGGCATCACGGCTGGTGTATATGCTCCCACGTTTGAAGAATTGATGGAGTTCTCAGAGTCCTTGCAAGCATTTCTGGAGAAGTACCCACACATCAAGACTCACATTGAGAAACTGTATGGGCAGACACGTTCAGCTTCACGTCATGCTGGTGGTGTTGTTGTAGGTGAAAATCTAGATCAGTGGATGCCGCTTATCAACTCAGGAGGAGTTCGACAAACACCTTGGTCCGAGGGTATGAACGTAAGGCACCTTGAACCCATGGGCTTCATCAAGTTTGACATCCTGGGTCTTGCTTCACTTCGTATGTTGGAAGGCGCCATCGAGCGCATTCTCAAGCGCCATCACGGAATGGAGGACCCTACTTTTGCAGATATCAAGGCATTCTATGACGAAAATCTACACCCAGAGAAGATTGATTTGGAAGATCGAGCAGTCTGGGAGAATATCTTCCACAAGGGAAAGTGGGCAGGAATCTTCCAGTTCACAGAGTCTGGGGCCCAATCGTTCTGCAAGAATGCGAAACCAGACAACATCATTGACTTGTCGGCTATCACTTCTATCTACAGACCAGGCCCCCTATCAGCAGGTGTTGACAGAAAGTACATCGGCGCAAAGAAGGCACCGCAAGAAGTAGAATACATCAACAAGCAGGTTCGTGAAGTAACGGAGGAGACTTATGGGTTCCTCATCTTCCAGGAACAAATCGCTATGTTGGCTCACAAACTGGGTAAGGATCTATCTCTAGATGAAGGTAACAAGCTCAGGAAACTACTTACTAAGAAGGGTACTGATGGAATTCAGGCTGAGAAAGACAAAATCTTCGACAAGTTCAAAAAGGGTTGTGTCGAGAAAGGAATGAAAGAATATGAAGCAAGAGAATTGTGGGAAACCTTTGAGTACTTTTCCGGTTACGGCTTTAACAAGTCTCACGCTGTGTCCTACTGTGTCTTATCTTATCAGTGTGCTTATTTACTTAATTATTACCCAGCAGAGTGGCTAGC